CTGATATTCAGTGATTCAACCACTGAATGCTTGGAAAGATCAGCCATCTTGTTTCTCCTTTCTGAATGCCTTACCGAGCGTGACTTATCTCATGGGCATTTCGGTTATTTACTCTATGATGCCTTGCGCTCTTAGGCTGGCATCGCTAATTCCTTTCATTTGGATGATAGGACTTGCAAACAATTTGCGCACCTTTTTGGTTTTGCATTTTGGGCAAGTTATTTCATCATCCTTGGACCATAACTGTTCCCATTTATACTCACAAGGACTACATAAAAAGTCATTGGTCTTCATTTTTTCTTTTTTAGACTTATCTTTCGTTTAGGTTTTTTAACCTCGCCATTCTCGTTACAAGGCTCACATCCATCTGCGATGTATGCATCGATCTGTTCTTGACCAATAGTGTCTTGTTTACCGAATACTGATCCGTCCTTACGTTTAAAATATTTCATTTATTTTTTCCTTATAAATTGGGCAGGCCAGAAGGCCCGCCCAATTATTATTGCTTCGCTATTCCTTACGGATTATTGAAGTTTACAACTCCAAGTGAAGTGCTAGAAGCACCATGCGACAAAGATGCGCCAAACAAAATGTCGGCAACCACCGAGGTGGCTAAATGATCAATATCATAAGCCGACTGCACTCTTGGTGTAATCTGCATAGCCATGTACACTGCTTCTCGTTTAAAGACAGTTGCACTTTCATCACCAGTACCACCATCATCATCCCAATCGGTTGAGATGTATGTTGGCATACCGTAGATCTGACCCACGCCACCTGAGACATTAGGATTCTGCCCATCACCTCTGCGAGATGAATCATAGAAATCCTGCAAACTCAAGAGGTACATGTACGCAGCAGGAGAAGCATATAAGAATGTTTCACCATCTGCATAGTCGTGACCAGCATCCAATAACTTCTGCAAGCCACTACGTAGTAGAGCAGAAGTGACTTGATTGTCAGTTCCAAGTGTGACATCATTACCAGTTGCGGACTGAAGTACGTCCACTGCCAAGTAGTTCTCAACCTTCTTTGCAAGAGCATAACCCATAGATTGGGCATACGCTCCAAAGAGGTTTGCTGACTCTTGGACGCGGACTATATCGTCTATTCTTTTCGCTTCGTAATGATGTTGATCAACAGCAATGGTGACCTCACCATCAGTGTTGTTTGTGTAAGTTACCGCAGTACCTGCTCCTTTTGAAGCAGCCGTTTCCTCAGTGACTTTGGGGATATGCAAAGTATCTCCAGAAGGCATCTCGGATGAGAAGTCCATCACCTGATTACGCAGTACGAATTTACGTTCTGCATAGTCTAGTATAGCGTCACGCCATAACTCAGGGATGAACTTGGCCGCGGTGGTGGTTGTTACGTTACCATCTGCCATTTTCTAATTCCTTTTTTAAGTGGATTTGCGCTTATAGGATTCCAGAATATTGCTCCAATTCATACGCCTGTCAGAGTCTTTTATCTTCTTTAAATCAACATTACTATCATTGACTGGCGCAGATGGTGCGCTGGAAACCGCAACGCGTTGTGTTTTAAGTTTCTTTACGACAGCACGCAATGCTTCCAAAGGTAACTCTCCGAATGTAGCATGCTCTTCCTCTGGTATCTCACTTAGAAGTTCAGCGCGAAGCGATGCTTCCTGCTTCATGGCTGATTCGATAATGGGTTCGAGTTCCGCGAGTTTTGTTCCACGTTCCTCGGCAAGATTCTTCCATTGCTCTTGTTCTTCCATTTGATTTATTCGAGTATCCTCGATCTCTTTGCGGAGTTTAGAAAGCTCCTGCTCGGCACTTTGTGCGCGACCACGATACTTCTTCGACTCCGCTATCAGATTACCAACTTCGAGTTGCTGGTGATCCTGTTCTTGGGTTTGTTCTGGTCCTACAGGGTCAACTGTAGGCTCAGGCACTGACTGTGCAACTGGTGTTTGTTCTTCGGACATGCTGTCCTCCTATATGTTGATTATTTCGCGTGTCTTGCTCATGCGTGATAGGTTCTTGCCAATTATATTGGCGAAGTCTCTGACGATACCTTCTTCTACTTTATCGCCTAATTCTTGATTCTCAGCAATGGAACGCTTTGGCATTCGATTCTTGCCTTCGTTATGATCAAATAATTTAGTTCCTTGCTTATTCTTCTTGATACCGTATAGAAATTGTATTTCTTGATTCTTTTTGACCGTGGTGCGCTGTACATCAAAGGCATTCAGCATTTTGCCAGTATCTTTTAAGGTCACTGGTTGTTTCTGTCCACCTTTCTTGCGATTTGCATAACGATTAGAATAATCTTTGAATGGCTTGCCTTGAAAATCTTTTCCACTAGCAATCTGTCTCTTTGTGCGGTCAACCGTATTCTTAGCCATCTTCTTTACATCAGATTCTTTGAATTTTAATATATCTTGTAATTTAAACATCAATAGGACTCCAGTAGTGCCTGCAATTCACGCCACCACCATGCTCAAAACCGTCTGCTTTGACCTGACGTATCTCATCGATGGTCAGTGGATCACTAGATAGATATGTTCTACATATTGGACGAGTCCTATCATCGTCAGGCCCGACATATTCATACTCTGTACTTTCTGGTAGGTCCATAGCCATCGCGCCCATGACCGATCTACGATAATCTCCTAACATAGTGCCAACCACGTTCTCTACTCGTGGGATGTTTGTGCGAACCGCAGTGCGCATTACATTTTTAAGTGCATCGCCCTTCAGTCCATTATGGATACCAGCCACCATTGCGTTCTGCATTACATTGCTCACTTGTCTGGTCACGCCTTGTATGCCTTGGCGTTGGAGAGTTTGTAAAGCCACGAGTTGTATCTCGGTCGTACGCCCAAAACTCGGCAGATCAACAAGAATATCCTCAGTTGTAGCCATGAAGGAGTTGATGGCGGTAGAGAAGCGTAGGTTTTCAACAAAATAGGACGTAAAGTCAATTGCAGCGATAATTCCCAGTATCTCAATTGTAGAGAGACCTTCTTCCTCAAGTTCCTCAACATCCTGTTGGAACCCATTGATGGCATCTTCAATACTGTTCTCATATGAACTAACTGCTTGGTCTATTGTTGGCATTCAAAATATTCAGTAATCTGTTCTGTGGCGCATCTTCTTCTACGGCTTCATTCTGCTGTGCCTCAAACCTAGCTCGGTCTGCTGGTCCAGCGTCAGGATTGTGATAATCAAACCAATCCATAGGTGTACTAAGTTGCCTATCAAATCTCCAACTCCAGAGCATGATCTCTGCTTCTGGGGTCAATGCATAGTTTGGCTCTAGGAAATCCACACTATATTCATCACCTACGTTCACATTAGCTTCGATCTCAATGATCCGCTTATCTACTTGAAATCTGCGCTGTTCCCAAGGTCTCCATGTGTCCTCGGTCATTGCAGAGCGTTCATCTACGTTTTCAGCTTCCACAATGGTCAAACTCGCTGCGCTTGGTGCGTTGCCTGAGTCATCTCTAGCGTATTTTGCGCGGATGTGGTTGTTATTGAGTGTGGTCTCTACTAAGAATCTAGTAGAGTCTATGATCTGATTTAGGTTACCACCACTAGAGGTAACGCCAAAATTAGCCTGCTCTGGGAGATATAGGATCTTATCTGTTCCTATTGATATGCGGGAAGGGTCATCGACTCCAGAAATATATTTAATGCCTAAACAGCCATATTTTATAGCAAGATTTAGCTCAAGAAGCGCAACATTCACTGCAAGGTCTGTTTGTGCAACGTCCATTGCGTTGCCTACGTGGTAGTCGCGTATTGGCGGGTAACGATGGCAAAAGGTCACTGGCAACATACCATATGGGTTAAGATCATTATCATTTACACTAATGACCTTACCATTTTCATCAACAAGGAAGTGTCTACCTGGTACACCATAGCGTTCTTCGGTCCATACCGCGTGTACCACGTCACCTCGTGCATTGCCTTGGTTCTCAATTGGGTACATGACCCCAATTGGCTTATCTCTTGAATCGCCCGCTAAGAATAAAGGCGTAAAATGAGATAGGATCTCATATTCTAATTTTTGTGTGACCTCATTCCACTTACTTCTAAATGCCATCGTACCAAGTAAAAATGTCAAACGCTCTAGCATTCTGCGTTGTGCATTGAGACCATGCTTATCTATGATAGATAGGTAGGTCTCGCTCGTACGCAGACGTGGTGGTCGTTTGTAGGTCATCGAACGAAGACTACAGACTCGTCTAGTGAGGTTATTTTGTGGGATGACCGTCTGACGCAGAGTCTCTGGGCCAAAGTAATCGCTCACATAGTGGTCTAGATTGATGCCTTCGTAGAAGTCCATCAAATAATCCCGCTCGCGAGTACGCTCATCCTCGATGTATTTTAACTGTTTTTGTAATGCGCCAATTATTGCGCCTTCAGATTGATCTTGAATTGTAAGCATATCTACCTTTAAAAGAAATCGATGACACCAGCGTGTCGGTTTTTCATTGGGAATAAGTTTGTCAACAGAAAACGTAAAGCATCACACGCGTGATCGAACTTACCATCCTTTTTGGGTTCATGACGTAAGGTTTGGTCCTCACGGTGTTCTGGATAGTGATAATTCTCATACGCTTCGATGCTCTTCTCGCACTTTG